TAAATTTACAAAGGCGTATCCAATAGAAATGTACATAGAATCCTTCAGAGGATTTAATGGTACTGATGTTATTGGTAAATTTGGACTTGAAATTCAAGACAAAGTGGATTTAATTGTTAGTAGAAAAAGATTTACGAACGAGGTCACAACGCACTCTTCGACCATCGTTCGCCCAAGAGAGGGCGATATAATATATTTTCCCCTCTCAAAAACCATGTTTGAAATCAATTTTGTAGAACACGAAGCTCCGTTCTACCAATTGAACAAACTATATGTTTACAGTTTATCATGTGAAGCATTTACATATTCGGCAAATGATTTCCAGACAGGAAATACAGATTTGGATGCAATACAGGATATCAAACAAAGTATATACAATTTCTTACTTGGTGCAAATGTTACAGGGTTTACCGCTTCGTACAACAGAACAAATCGTGGTGAAAAATTCTATGTTTCTGGTTCTGCGGCAGGGACCACAGCATACCTCAGAATGCTTGATTACGATCTCTCTGGTAACACAATGACAGCTGAAATGATGGCCTTGGACGGTGTTACCTTCTCCGGTCCATCAACTCTTACAAGTTCTGTGTCTGGTATCACATATCTCATTCGTCAGATCAACGGGACCAGCAATTATGGAACCGTCAATATCATTCTTCAGGATGCAGAAGGAGAAAATCCACCTCTGGATTATCAAAGAGGATTTACTGGATCTGGAAGCAAATATGATACTCCAATAATTAACTTTAGTGAGACTGATCCATTCTCGGAAGGTAATTACTAATGTTTAATACTTATAATAATCAATCTATTAGAAAACTTGTGGTTGCCTTTGGTTCATTATTTGATGAACTTTATGTTACTCGTAAAAATGATACTACTGGTTCCCAAGAGAATATCAAAGTTCCAATTACTTTTGCTTCTAAAGAAAAATTTCTAAGAAGGCTTGAATCTAATTCTTCAATTACAGATAAAGTTAAGACTCAATTGAATCTACCATATATGAGTTTTGAATTAGCTGGAGTGGCCTATGATAGAGGAAGAAAGAGAAACAAATTAAAAATTGCATCGTCTTATGATTCAACAATCGGTCAGACAAGCAAAACTTTTTCTGAAACTCCAATCGAAGTTAATTTTAGAGTATATTTTTATTCTAGAAGTTTGGAAGAAATTCTTCAAATTATAGAGCAAGTAGTTCCCACATTTAATCCAGAATTTAATTTGAGACTTAATTTTAATGATGTGTTTACAAATGTAAATGTTCCTATCTCTTATGGTGAATTAAGAATATCAGATGATCACGAAGGAAATTTTGGATCAAGAAGAATCATGGTTTGTACAATGACATTTACTGCTACAAGTTTTATATTCAATGAAGTTAAAACAAACAATCCTCCAACAGCTACAACATTTAGAATAACAATACTAGATCAAGATGAAGATGATTTAGTGGTAGAACAACAATCTATAGTGATAAATGAAAATCTGCCAAATAATTTTTACACTATACCTTCTGCATCTTTGATTAATGTTCTTACATGGACAGAGAATGGTATATTCTCAGAAGAAACAGATGTTTTATTCGTAAATGAAGATACTACAAAAGAAGTAAAGAGATTTACGATGGAAACAGGAGTTTTGGGATTATCTGGATCTGAATATATAGAACTGGAACAGGCCATGGTTGAAGATAGAAGTCTGTGTGGAAGTTCAACTACTGGAGGATTCTTTAAATATAGAATGATTGTCTCTAATGGAAACACTACGACATCACAGTCGTTTGTAGTTGTTAATATTACTGGAAGCGGAATTTGCTAATGGAACAATTGAACGAATTTTTTAATATTGAAGAACAGAAAAAAACCTCAGAAATAACTCAGCCGCAATCTCAAGACAAGGATTTCGATTACGCCAAGCGTAATATGTACGACATCATTGAGAAGTCCAAGGTTGCTCTTGATGGCATTATGAAGGTTGCTTCTGAAGGCGATTCTCCCAGAGCATATGAAGTTGTAACTCAAATGCTGAAAACCATGTCTGAGATTAACAAGGATCTTATAGATCTTGAGAAGATCAAGAATGAAGCAAACAAGACTACAATAAAGGCAACAACGAACAATTCGTTCTTTATTGGTTCTACAAGTGATCTTCAGGATCTAATCAATCCAGAGCGGAGCAAGAAAAAGGCTCTAGATATAATTGATGCGGAAGTGAAGAATGTCGAGGAAATTTAAAGGATACTTAGGTAATCCAAACCTAAAAGAAGCTGGAGTAAAGATTGACTTCACCGAAGAACAGATTCGGGAGTATGTTCGTTGCTCTCAGGATCCAATCTACTTCATTAAGAAATATGTCAAAGTCGTATCTCTTGATAAGGGTCTAGTTCCATTTGAACTATACGATTATCAAGAAGATATGGTAAACAAGATGCACAACAATCGTTATATCATTGCCAAGCTGCCTCGTCAGTCTGGTAAGAGCACCACGATTGTAGCATTCATTCTACACTACATTCTCTTTAACCAGAGCATGAGTGTAGGTATTCTGGCAAACAAGATGAATACTGCCAGAGAAATTCTTGGCAGACTTCGCCTAGCCTACGAGTATCTTCCCAAATGGCTTCAGCAGGGCATCATCGAATGGAACAAGACTTCTATTCACTTGGAGAATGGCTCCAAGGTCATGGCCTCTGCTACTTCATCATCTGCTGTTCGTGGTGGTTCATTCAACCTAATCTTCTTGGACGAGTTCGCCCATGTCCCCCAGAATGTAGCGGAAGAATTCTTTAGCTCCGTTTACCCAACCATTACTTCAGGTCAGACCACCAAGGTCTTCATGGTATCTACTCCAAACGGCCTGAACATGTTCTATAGCTTCTGGAAAGGGGCTACAAGGAAGCCGGGGGACGAGGGGAGGAACGAGTATGTCCCCATAGAGGTATCGTGGAGACAGGTTCCTAAGTACGCTGGTGGTCCTTTACGCGATGAGGCATGGAAACAACAGATGATTGCCCAGACCAGCGAACAGCAGTTTGAGCAGGAGTTCGAATGCTCGTTCCTTGGTTCTTCAAATACACTTATCAGTGCCAGTAAACTAAATTTATTACAGTTTGATAAACCTTTGGTCAGAGAACCAAGCGGTCTTTACATCTATGATGAACCGAAAGATGAACATGCTTACTTCATCATGGTAGATACCGCAAGAGGCCAAGGTAAAGACTATACGGCTATGGTTGTTATAGACTCTACTGAAAAGCCGCACAGGGTAGTGGCAAGGTACAGAAATAATACCATTTCGCCGTTCGATGTTCCTCCTGAGTTATACGCGCTGGCAACGAAATACAATGAAGCCCATTTATTGATTGAAGTAAATGATATCGGTGGCCAGATTGCCGATGTAATGCACGAAGAGTTTGAATACGAAAACATCATCCAAACTACAATGATGGGTAGGGCTGGACAGAAAGTTTCACTAGGCTTCGGGCGCGGGACCAAACAAAGAGGGGTTAGAACCAGCGCAGCGGTTAAAAAACTGGGTTGTGCTGTTCTAAAGACTCTAATCGAACAAGATAAACTACTTGTTAGGGATTATGACATCGTTCAAGAATTGATGACATTTATTTCTAAACATCAAACTTATTGTGCTGATGATGGCTATACGGACGATTTGGTTATGTGTTTGGTTTTATTTGGGTGGCTAACTAGACAAGGTTACTTTGAAGAGATAATAGATCTACAAAGGAAAAAAATCATAAATAAACCAGAAGAGGAAGAGGAAAACACCACATTTTTCGTAGGGCCGGATTCAATTGAAGACAATATGATAAATGACGGTGCAATATGGTCAACTGAGGAATAATAAATGCCACAAATCAATATCAACGAAAATTCATCAAATATTGCCAATATAGTATCAGAACGAGCTTCGACTCATATTTCTGCATTCCTCTGCGGAGCTTCTTTTTATCAAAAATTAGTAGAAGATGAGTCTCCAACTCCTTCATATAAAATATTTAATACCCCACAAGAACTAATATCTATTTTCCCAGCATCTGTTTTAGCGGGTACTTGTTCAGGTTTTGCTGGTTCTGTTTTTGGATTCACTGGTGGATCAACTCTAGATAGAGAATTGCATTCAGCATTAAATTATCTTCAGTACGGTGGTATTTTAATTGCTGCAACTGGTGCAACTGTTTTAAACAGAAATGATCTTGAACTTGATAGCATTTTCTGCGAAAATAAAACAAAATTTGATGATGTTATCCGCTTAGTAGCTTTGAGACAAAACTGTGTAGGTATCATTGGTTCTTCGTTTGAATACCATAATGGTAGCACAGGAACATATCCTTCAGCTCTTACTCTATGTTCTTATACTGGAATTACAGGAATTGCTGGTGTAACAGTTTATGAAGATTTATTTTTCAGTGTCTTTGGAAGAAAAACAAGAAACAGATTATATGGTGGAGAAACAGCACCTATAAGTATTTTGATGACTTCTGATGCTGCGGGATGTCTCGCAAGAACAGATTCATCTTATCAGCCGTGGTATGCTCCTGCGGGAACAAATAGAGGAAAAGTAAATAACTATGTTAGTTTAACTCCTTCATTGACAGATACTGATATATCAACTCTTATTGATGATGTGAATACTAATCCTTTCTCTCAACTATTAGCAAATGATGGAGCATTCCTAATGGGAGATAGAACAGCAGAAACAACTGATACTGACAGAAAGCAAATAGGTGTTTCTAGATTAATAACTTATATTAAGAATTCCTTTAAGCCTCTATTAGATTCTGTTCTTTTTGAACTAAATGATAGCGAAACTAGAGAACGATTTGTTACCGCTGGGTCGGCTATAATGGAATTTATTAAAACCAATAAGGGTATATCATCATATAGTTTAGTATGCGATGATTCAAATAACACATCAACTACAATAGCTAACAGGCAATTTGTTATTGATTTATCATTTAAGCCAGTATATTCAATAAATCAAATTAGCTTTAGATTTACAATAAATCAATCATAATGTCTATAGTTTTTCAATTAAAACAAATAGAAACTAAAAAAAATATAAATGTCATATTTCCAATATATGATTTTAAAACCTTTTTGGATTCTATTGGAGTTGAAAATTCTTTATTAATTACTAATATAAATGATTTTACTGATAAAGTAAAAAATATAGATTTCACACAATACAGTAATAATGATCTAGAATCTTTTGAAGATCTAGTGAATCTTCTTTCAGATCAAGTTAACGGAGTAATTGCTAGAAAAATAGATTTTTACATTAATACAATATTAGATTTTTTGCACTATAATTCTAATTTAATATTAGTGAATTGCTCTGATGCATCTGATTCTGTAAATACAGATAGAATAAAACAAGCTGCTTTACAAAATAAAGCAAGTTTCATAATTTTTGATCCATTAAGAAAAACTATATCATCGTCTTCAATAACGATGTTTAAAGAATTAGAACTTCCTATAATTTTTAATTCTAAAATACTAGAATCTGCAAATTTTGATTTTTTAGAATCAAAATATATTAGTTTTAACACTACTGATATAAGTAAAACATTTGATGAATTTTATTCTAGATCTGAATTAGGAAGCGATAATGATTTTGATTATTTGACCTTTTCGGTAATCGGCGTAAAAAGAGTAAAAAGATATTATCTTTTGGAAGATTCGGATGATGGTTCGTATGCTAATTCACCCTATACAATGATACCATTATCTATTGATGCTGCGGGATCTTTGCTTAGGTCCTATTCATTATATCCGTGGTATTCTCCTGCTGGGTTCGAAAGAGGAAAAATACTAAATCAGACTTTTTCTAAATTAGATGTAGAAGAAATTACTTTAACAGAAAGTATTATTCCTCAAACACCATCAAACACTGATGGTTCAATATCTACAACAGAACTTGGTATTGCCTATTCTAGAAAACTAAATACATTTTTAAAAGTGCCTGATGCAAATAATAAATCTTTTTACTATTTGCTAAGTGATTTAAGCGGTATCACTAGTTCTAATACTAATAAAACTAGTATTTCTTATACAAATTTACTTTCTTACATTAAGAAAAATGTAAAGACTATAGTTTATGGGTATATGTTTGAACAAAACGACGAAGAATTAAGAGAAGCTGTTCAGACACAGATAGAAATATTTTTAGAATCCGTTAGAACTACTTCCGGAATAGACCAATATAATGTAGTTTGCAACGAATCCAATAATTCCGAAGAAGATCAAAGAAATAGAAAATTGAATTTGGATGTGTTCTTCAAACCATCACAAAGCATAGATTATGTGGAATTAAGCTTTACTACATAATATATGCCCTCAATAAAGAATTTTATTAATAATTTTAAAGGCGGTACTAGGAAAAATAGGTTTAGAGTTAATGGCTCTTGGCCAAGTAACGTTCCTTATTCTGTTACCACTTTTCATATATTATCGGCTACTTTACCACCATCTGTTCTTGGTATGGTAACAGTTCCTTTTAGAGG